AGCGTTAAATCGTCCATCAAGATCTGACTTTAAACTTCAGCCCCTTGGTTGCGGCACCCTTGCCTCGCATATCAACAATCTTTTCAACGCCAGCGTTTTTCATTTCGCCGTCAACCATCTTACCAATGGTTTTTTTCTTCATTTTATACTTCGTATAACCTTCCATAATTACCCCTTCTTTTTAGCTGGTCTGCCACGCTTTTTCGGCGCTGGCTTTTTCGCAACAGGCTTTTCTTCCTCTACGACTGGTTCAGGTTCTGGTGTAGGCTCTGGCTCTGCCGGGGCAGGTTCGCCTTTTGCAATACGCGCTAATTTTTTGGCAATACGAGCTTCGTTCTCTGCATCAGCTTTTGCTTGTTCTGCAATTTGCGCAGACAGTGCTTCAGCTTCAGCTTCGCGCTCTAGTTTCTTTTGCGCTTTCAGCTCTTTAATTGCCTCTTTTTTGTAACTAGTTGTCATAATTTCTCCTTGATCTTATCCCCTCATTTTCTGTTCTAACTCAAGGAGTTTTAGATCTGCTTGCTGTTGCAACCTTTGCAATGCAACATCCAGTTTATCATCAGCTACGTTTTTTTGCACATTTATACGTTGTTTCTGTATTTCGTTTTCAAGAAGCTTCTCTTCAGCCCTTTGATTTTGTTTGGCCTCAAACTGAGATTGCTCTTGATCAAGCTCTTTATCACGCAGCTCTACTTCCGCTTTTCTGATTTCTACTAGAGGATCTTCTGATCCTTGACCGATAGATTGTAAAAACTCTTCGCTGAGTTGCGCCATGATTGGTGCAGCAAATTGATCTAGCAACATCTGTATCTGCTGCGCAGCTTGTTGTTGTTGATCTACTGGCATTTGTTGTAGCTGCTGTTGCACCTGATTGATTCTTTCCATGGTTTCAGGTGGGATTTGTTGTTGCGCCATTTCAGCAGCCAAGAATTGCAAGTGCTGCATTACATGACTTATAACCATGGCTTGTATTTGCGGATTCTCTTTAACGACTTGGGTCAAAAACAAGGCTCTGTGCGTTTCAACATGGGCCGTATGGTTTTGGCCTTCAAAGGCTTGCGCTGGTTGACCCATCAGAAAACCACTGTTTTCCAAGCCTGCGTCAATCGGTCGCGGTGTCATATCAGGTGGCGGCTGCAATAAAGCTTCGACGTTGTCTACGCCTAACGCGCCATACATGCGCCTATAAGCCTCGTATATACCGTTTGGACCATGCACTTGTGGGTTTGATTGAACCATCTGCAAAAGCTCTTGTGCAAGCGTTATGCGCTGGCTCTGACTAAATATGTTTGGATCTGAAACCGGAATTACATCGATGCGTTCATCAAAATCGCTTTGTTTGATTTCTCTAGGACCAGTGCCTGTTTCGTATGCATATTCTGGCGGCAAGAATTCGCTGAACACCTTTGACAACAGCTGAAACTCAATACGCTGCGCGTAGTGCAATCTTTTGTGAATTGCACTCATAACTTTCGTGCCGCGCTCTAACAAAGCTACAGTTGTGCCTACTGGCATTGCTTGATTCATGTCACCGACGTTCATGTCAGCAATAGCAGCAAATCTTTTTCCTGAGTCAACCAATATGCCTAACAAGCTCATAAGCACATTGCTAGGCTCTTTAATTGGTAGCGGTATTAAGTTTTCGCGTAAGGATCCGCCGGTAGTGTCAATGTCTCTAAACTCACCCGGTTGTAATGGTTCGTCCTCATCTCGTATGCGCATTCCTCTGGCTTTGAATCCAGCTGGTAGATTGGCTAAGGTCCCTGCATCGATCAGTTGTCTCAAAATCGAGGTAGAAGCTTTTGATAGACCTCCGATCATGTGCGAAAGACCTAAGCCATAGAAACCTAATCCGGGTAAAAACTTGTATTGCACAAAATAATTGATCTTGTTTTTGTAAGGATCGCCTTCGACATAATTACGCCTGATGGAAAGTACCGTCTGCGACGACTCATCAATCGTCACAATGTAGGGGAGCTTCAGCCCGGTAGGATTGCCGTCTTTGTCCACGTCTTCAAAACCTGCTAGGTCTAGAATCGTATGGACTTCGTAAACAGTATGATCCCTATCCTCAGCATAAGAGGGACTCATGCCTTCTATTTCATCTATCTCTTTTTGTACGTCATCGTCGTCAGGATCATAAGAGCTAGATTTGACATCTACGTCTGCGTAAAAACCAGATAGCTGTTGTTTTTTAATTTCGTTCCGCGACATGTTAATCGCGTGTGTAACTCTTTCCGCGCTACTAATGTCCGACGCTTCGTATGGAACAATTAAGTCTTCGGGAGACACGAATTTGGATACTGCTCGATTCAATACGTTGTCGTAGTAAATCTTTTTGAAAGCAGAGCCAGCTAACGGCAGATAAAACAGCAACATGTCCAGCTCTGGATCGTAATCCTGCATCACATTCATAATGTAGAAGTTCATAAACTCCTGCACTCGATCTGCTTGCGCTTCTGTTTCTGCGGTTCTTTGACCAACAAGTTGTGTCTTTACCGGGCCTTTGGCGGGTAACATTTCTTTGTATGCTTGCGCCTGAAACTGTGTAACAGCCTCTGCAAGTATGGGGTGTATTACCCCACTAGATCCCTCAAACGGCTCTGATCTAGCTTCATCAAACTTCATGCCCAGATACTTGAGGCCGTCTACATAGGTTTTTTCCCACTCACTGCGCGATTCTTTGTCATGCCTAATGCTGGATAAAATGTCGCCAGATAAACTTTGCAGCTCACTGTCGTCTATAAACTCAACGAGGTTTGCATCAAAAGCAGCGGGGTCAGCTTGCGGCTCCTCTGCATCGATTTCATCACCTACAAGTATTTCTTCTTCAGTGACTAATATTTCTGCGGCTTCACGGATTTGATCTTGTCTGGTAGGCTCTGGAAAAACCTCAATCGCATTGCCTCCCACATTGATGTCTGGGTTATCTTGCGTACCTAATTGTCGTTTTTCTATAGCCATAGTTTTTCAGTTTAACACTTCTTGCCGGTTTTAATAATAAACCATGCGTTTACGTGGTAGTAAATCTGCCTCCATTTGATAGTCTTCATCTAACGATACGAATCCGCCTTGTCTAAATCTCATCAACGCCATTGTAGCAGAGTCACAGTAGTCGTCATGATCGCCATATGGAAAAGATGCCATCTCTTCGATCACCTCATCCGCAAAATTATCTTCGGTGGCCCAAACCATACCTGATTCAAATATTGGCGCCACGGAGTTCATGCGCGCTATTTTGTCTTGGCCCCGGCTGGGCGTATAAGATGTTACCGGAATACCCATACGTCTAAGCTCTTGAGTAAGCGGCGTACCGCTTGCTTTTGCCTCAATCAAGATACAATCCGGTTCCCAATACTTGTACTCTTCCCACGCGAGTTTCTTCAGCTCTGGAAAGTCTACACGCACGCGCTTTGCGTCTAATAAGATGATTTGATCCGCCTCGCCGTCAGCTGGACTAAATATGGCCCAAGTGGTTATAGCTGAGTAGTCAGCAGTTTCTTTTTTGCTAAATGCTGTATCGTAACTTTGTATCACGTAGCTGTATGCTGGCACCTCGCCTTCCCAAGTGTTCCACCATTCTCGCTTCACGATGGATCCTTCTTCAGCTGTGGGATTCTGTAGCCACTGTGAGTTCCATTTGGATACCGGGAGAGACGCCTTCACCGACAATAGTTCTTCTTTCTTCCAAAACTCTGGCCAGAGAGGTGTGTCGGATTCAGGCATAATGGCAGGAAACTCCACTACCTCCCATTGGTCAGCGTTTTCTTCACCTTGCTTTTTCAGGACCTTGCCAACCAAGTCTTTAGTAGACCAACGAGTCATTACAATGATGATAATGCCGCCCGGTTGCAGACGTTGTCGCGGTCCAGACGTGTACCATTCGTATGCGCTTTCCATGGCTGTAGGTGACATGGCATCTTGCTCTGAATGCGGATCGTCAATAATAAGTAAATCAGCGCCTCGACCAGTTATCGCACCGCCAACACCAGCTGCGAAGAATTCACCCTCTTGGTTACTGGTCCATCTACCGGCTGATTTGTTATCAGCCTGTAACTTTAGATCCGGAAAAATTGTGCTGTATTCTTGGCTGTCGATTATGTTTCTGACTTTACGTCCAAATCGAACCGCAAGCTCTGCTGTGTGAGTCGTTTGTATTATCTTAAGATTACCGCGCAAGCCCATCATCCAGCTTGGAAAGTAGGTACTCGCAAACTCAGACTTAGAGTGCCTAGGGGGTAAGCAGACAATAAGTCTTTTCAGTTTGCCTTGCGCGATACGGTTGAATTTTTCACCAATTATTTTGTGGTGACGACCCTCGATAAAGTCTGGCCACAAGTGTTTAAGGTAAGTTATAAAATCTTTTTGGCATGCCTCTTGTTTTTGCAGTTGCTCATAACGGCTAAGAAGCGCAACCGCCTCTGCTTGATCCTGTTGTGACAGGATATCAAAATCTTTAAGAGACAGATCTCCCATCAGACTTCATACCAATCCTTTTCCTGCCACATAAGCGCTTCAGCTTCTCTACGCCTTTCCAGTCCCGGTAGGACGACTTTTTCGCCATTGACAGTGCCTTTATTCCATCGGCGTATTTGTGCTGGTACTTCGTTGTATTTTTCTTCGTTCAAAACGCGCCTCAAAGTTGAACCAGAAAGCGCACCGCTTCCAAGGTTGTATGTAAACGAAACTAAGGCGTCGAATTGGTGTTGCTCTAGCGGCACCTCAATTAAGCTATTGACGTAACCCTCGTACTCCTGAAGCTCATGATCTAAACGTGCTTCTGCTTCTTCTACGGTCATCGTAGTGTGTTCGTCAACGTCTTTGATAAAACCGTAGCCACAAGTCCAAATGCCTACTGCATCTTTGTAAGCGTGACAGATGCCATCTTTTTGCGGGCAACCTTCAAACTTTTTGATAAGGGCCTTGCCCTCTTCACTAATTACTCTCATATCATTCATATCATTCTCCCCATGTGCCGTCGTCTTTGACTCTGGCAAGTTTTTTACCGCCGTAATACTCAACGGCATGTCCTTCGTTAATAAGTGTTTTGCAAATGTCAGAACCGTTTTGATCATACGGTATGCCAAGGATCCTGCCGTACTTGCCTTTGCCAAGCGACTTGATCTTGAATCGTCCAACGCATAACTCCTTTAGTCTTTCTTTTGCCTTTAGGCCAAGAGCCTTTTCTGCAAGATTTCTTGTTCTAGATTCTGGCGTGTCAATTCCATGAAGACGAACACGCTGTTTGGTCAAATTTACATCGAATCCAAGCCGGAGCGTTATATCAATCGTGTCACCGTCGATTACCCTTTCAAGCTCGGCCTCATAAACGTATGCTTCTGGGGCATCACTCATTTGGCTTTTCCTCTGTTTCTAATTCTTTATCTTGCTCCCTATAATACTCTATTATCGCCAGCACATTGGTAACGTATCGTTTAAGCTCTGCCATGTTCATGCTAAGACTTTCATAGCCTTGAGTCGATAAAGCATAGTAAGGTTCAGCCGGTGCCTTGCCTTCTTCAACCAGCTGTAGATATTCTTCCATTACTTCTGGCGTAAGCACGCGCCACTTAATGTCTTGCAGGTTTACTTCCAAAGGCATGGGAGGATGGTACATAGGTGCAGGCAAGGTGATCGTTTTGACTTCAACAGGCGCGGTTCGCGGTTGAAACAAAGAACAACCACTAACAACAAAAACTAAACTAATTACTAGCAGGTGCCTCATCCGTACTCTCAAACATGTTTGGATCTGTTAATTCTAAAAACTCTTTTTTTACTTTCGCCGTGCCTTTGTTAATTATATTTTCTATCAACCCCGGCTTTGCCATGGCCAAATTGTTGAGGCTATGACGCTGGAAGGTGTTTCTTAATTGATTGACTTCGCGCATTGCTTCTTGATTCTGCGCGTTGAGCTGATTGATTTGTTCTGTGGTTTCTTTTTGTTTGGCTAGGTAGTTATCTATGCTGGCGTTTTGCTCTTCTATCTTGTCTTCGAGAATAATCGCGTTTGATTTGAGCGTGGCAATCTCTTTCGCCTGCATCTGAACGAAAAACCACAGACCGGCTGTTACTATCAGGAGTAATCCGGTAGAGACTGCTGCAATTTTGAATCCCATGTGTATACCCTTAATGCCTCACTTTTGCCTTTCACGTTAATCGGTTCCAGTGATTTTAACAAATATTTGCACTTTTGTGCAGTATTGTATCCAATTAAAATATCAACGCCTGCTTCCTTCGTTGCGCTCTCCAATCTGGCAGCTACGTTTACGGCATCACCGATGGCCGTGTAATCAAATCTTGTGTTCGATCCCATGTTGCCCACCACCGCATCACCACTGTTTACGCCTACACCGATTGCTACGTCTACCGGAAGCTTTTCATTTAACTCTTTGACTCTTTCCTGTATTCGTATCGCAGCTGCTACGGCTCTGTTCTCTTGTTCTGAAAGATCCAACGGCGCTGAGAAGATGGCCATACACGCATCGCCTATAAATTTGTCAATGCAGCCCCCCGCACGTTGTATTTCTTCTACTTGGACCGTCAAAGTAGCATTCATCACCTCAGTGACCTCTTGTGGTGACAATTTTTCACTTAACGATGTAAAACCACGTAAATCGGTAAACAAAAACGTGCAATATCTCGTCTCGCCGCCTAATTTCAACAAATTTGGGTCTTTTTGGAGTTGTTTTACCTGTCTAGGGTCCAAATAATGCTCAAATTGCTTCTTAATTTGCTGTCTAAGGCGGTATTGGGTGCGAAAATTCAAATAAAACGCCCCTGAAGCCGCAAAAAACTGCGAAATCAGGCTCCAAGTTACGTCTATCAGCACTCCAGACTGTATTAGATAGGCTCCAGAGTAAGCCGTGAGTCCAAATACGGCTAGAAACGACGCTACACCCCACGTAACACCAAGCTGTGTTACTAATAGCCATACAAGAGCCACAGAAAACGCAAAAATGCCTAGTTCCGCAGCGTAGGACCAGTCGGGTATGCGTGGGCTGTCTTGTATCAGAATCGATTCAGCTAGTGCCGCTTGTATTTTGTGCGGTTCTAGCAGCCCTACCGGGGTGGCTAGTTGCGGCATGATGCCCATAGCATCTGTGCCGATAAATACAAATCGCTCTTTCACATTCATTTCTGATAAATCAGTTTGATCGGTTTTGACCCAGCTGATCCACTTGCGCCCAAGAGAGTCTGTAGGCACAGGCGGCAGACCCTGCACTACAACCTCTTGTATGCCGTTCTGGTTAGTTTTTATGATGTAGGTGTCCGAACCTACCAGTGCTTTCAAAACCTCTGTGCCGAAGGCTGACACCCATCCATCAGGTGTTTTCATGAGCAAAGGCATGCGTCTTACTAGTTGATCAACATCTACCGGGGCAGAGGCAATACCTTGCGAGGCGGCGTTTCTTAGGATCTCTATATTTTGCACAACGCCAGAGGCAGGGTAACCGCCAACAGGATCACCCATAATAACTGTTCCTACTGTGGCCGGATAGCCGCTACCGGAATTCTCGTACATGGCAAGAATGCTGTTACGACCTTGCAAAGATTCTGCAAATTTTTTGTCACCACCCATCCGGTCTGGCTGTGGAAACGCAACAGTCCAACCAACACCAAAAGCTCCACGGGCCATCAATTCGGTTTGTATTTCTGCAAGTCTAGCTCTGGGCAGAGGCCAGCCACCCTCACGCTCAATGTCTTCTTCAGTGATGTTGAGAACGGTAAAGTAATTCGATTGTGGTTTTTCAGGAACCAACGCATCAAATGTTTTGAGCTTGATAATTTCTAAAGCAGACCACTGCATTATAAATGGCAGTGATAATACAAAGACCACCGCTATAGTTTTGAGTGATATCTTCATCCTTGCTTGATCTTGATCACAGAGCTACCGCCACCGTTGATCGTAATTGTTTTGCTCACGCCATCTTGTATGAATATCACCGTGTAGGAGCCGGATCCGTCTATATCTACTCTGACGTTTTCACTGACATTACGCCGTAGGCTTATTTGCTGACCTTGTATAATGGTGGTGATTTGTGTTGTAGGATCTTGCCCGACAGATGTGCCACTGATTGCGATGCTGGTTTCTACTTGATCGATTTCATCATCGCTCAAAGCATCTAAGTCTTCGACTATGTCGAGCAGGTCTTCCAAAAAATTTACATCTAAAAAGTTGATATCAAGCTCTTCAAAAGCAAGTTCTGCTTCTGCATCAAGATAGTCCACATCTAGATCGTCAAACTCTAGCGCATCAAAGTCCAAGACGTTGCTTGCCTTGGATACTGCCTCCTCTGCTACGATCTCTTCTTCTTTGGGTGGCGAGACGATCAACATGTTGTCGATCAAATCTAAAGTGATGTCGAGCTGTACTGGTCGCGTAGGCACACTCTCATAAACCGATGCGGTGGTCGCTTGATATGGTTTGTTCAGCGTTACCGTGCCAGCCCCGGTAGCAACCATAATTTCTCCAGAAGCATCGCCATTTGCATCAGGCAAAAGAATAATCAAACTGCGTCCAAGCTCATCTACAGTGCAAGTAAAATCTGTGCCTCTGATTGCTATCTGAGCTGTCGGGGTGGTGATGTTGATGCGCTCTTTATTTATAAGGCCCATCTTTGAAGTGATAAACCGCGCAGTACCAGAAGCAAAACGCAGGCTTAGTTTTGATTTGTCTGGGTCAGGATTAAAGATGTATTCGGTAATAACTAGCTTGCTGTGTTCTGTAAGCCTAACGACTGAGTCATCTACAAACGTGATACCGACTCTACCGGCTGCGGTGCGCACGTCATCCATTTGTTGGACCGGGAAAGCCATCGTAACGCCGTAGGCGTCATCCCGTATGATTTGCGCGTTGCCGTTTAGTTCTGAAACTTTTCCAATATCAACAGGAAGTGCTTGTGCCGCCGTCATTTTGAACGACGCACAAAGTGCCACCAGTAGAATTAGTAATGATCTTAAGCCAATCATTATTGATGGTTGACTGTTGTTGTATGTTGAAAGTTCTGCTGTTGCCGGTTTGATCCAAATAAAAATACCCTCCTGCTGCGCCGTCACCGTCGTATGTCAAATTATTGCTATCTCCATCTATGTCAAGATACGAGGTGGCGCCGTCTATGTCTAACGCATAGCTAATTGTGTTTCCGTCGCCTTGGATGATCCAGTCAAGATCGAGCTGTGAAGCTAAAGCGGCTGTTCCGTGATTTAGCGTGAAAGTATTGGTCGATCCGGTAACGTCTACGTTGTAATTCGAGCTGTCGATGCCAAACGTATTTGTGGGATCACCTTGAATGGTAAAACTGTTTGTGTCGCCGTCAAACTCAAAAAAACCAGTTATCGAGTCTCCGGTTATATCACCTAAAAATTTGTTGGTATTACCGATTTGATTTATATCGAGGGTGAGTCCAGTCCCGTCGAGATCAAAAGCTGTCAGGGTACCGGCTACTGAGTTAAGGCCACCAATGATGTTGGATTCGCCTAATTGTTCGATGTCGATGTTAGCTGTATTACCAGCTTGGTCCACGTACACTTCGTTATCAGCCGCCCATGCTGATACCGTCGCAAGTAAAAATATTGCTGTGTAGCGTTTCATCTCCTAACCGTCCAATACTTATATTCTATTCCTTCTTTGATTGTTTGTAAAACAGCAGTTTCGATTGCGGCTTGTAAAGCGATGTTTACAGATTCATTTCGCACTACACCGCCCTCTACTTCTACAAGCTCAGTAGAATCGGCTACGAATCGAAAAACGTCATTATCAAGCGATGCGCTTAATATTGTTTTTGATACCAGAACCTCCATTAACACCTTCCCTGTTGTTACTGAAACTGTTCTTAGCGATACTTGTACAGTGTCTCTTCTATAAGCTTTGCTCGTTCCTATTCCCAAATAACGCGCACCAGCACCTCCGCTGGTGGTGTTTGACTCATACCCTATAACACCACCTTCCATAATAAGTCCAGCAAAGACTAAAGGGGGTAACTTTTGCTCTTCATCAAAACTTTCTCTAGTAGATCTAATTAACTGGCGCTCTTTAGTTACATGATCAAGCCCTACTCGCTCAACGACTTGAAAAAAACCATTGTTGTTTTTGCCTGCATGTTTCAAAGCGCGTATAAGATAAGCATGTGGTGCTTGTGTGATGGCCGTACTAAAGGTAGCGAATTGACTGTTACTTCTACGGGCGCCTGTCTGATCGGTGAATGATTCTCTGTATACGGCTATGACCGGAGCGCGGATGGGTGGGTCTACATTCAGCAGCTCTTCGTTAACCAAACTTCTGATTTGGGCCTGTTCAATTTTTTGTACGGGCGGTATTGTGTTTTCGATTGGATCCGGGATCAGGATCGTACAAGAAGATAGGAGATAGCTAGAAAGTAAAACTACCGATAGGGACCGTGATCTCTGTGGTATTACCGTCAGAGTCGGTGATCTTGAGTGTAATAAGTCCAGAAGTTTCATCTACTACATATTCTATTGTGTTTCCCATCAATTCAATTATTCCGCTAGTGCTGGGATTCTCGCCAAACAGCTTATCAACAAGCTGGCGTGACAGCTGCGCATAGACTCTCGATTCAAGATTTCTGATGAAACGAGCAAGCGTAGTGTTCTCAGCATCTCGCGCTAATTTTTCATTATACGCTTTTATTTCAGCCTTGATTGCTTCCTTGCGATTAAACTCTTGGTTTTCAATAGTTAGATAATGTGCAGATGTGCCGACACCAGAAAAACTTGGTGACTTAAATTTGTGGACCATCTCATCGGCTTGAGCAAATGATGCAAACAAAACAGAAAACAAAATAGTGGCTATGCCGGTTATGGCAAACCAATTTTCAAATTTCCTGTCCGATTCCGTCTTCTTTCTCATCATTTTTGTTAGGTGCAGTATCGGCATCTCTAAGCTCAATGACTGTATTCACCTTTTCTTGTAATCTTATCATATCTTGGTCCAAAAGTCTGAGCTGGTCAGTGAGGCGTATAATTGTAGCCTTCATATCTTGGACCGCAGGGTCAATCACATTGGTAATTGTCTGCCAAACAAAGTAAACAAAAT